GGACGGAGCAGGAGGTGGAGAGGGCGAAGGCTATCAAAGTGCTATATCCAGTTGTTAAAACATTGGCATACGTTGATATAGTGGGACAGACATTTTACATGTATGATGACGAAGACAACTATAAGGGCAGTCTTGATAACCTTGATGAAACGTTTCCTACGCTGAGGAGCATAAGGCGGGCCACATTGGACGAGATCATCGGAGGTGCCCAATGAAATCCCCTGAGTGTGTATGCAAAACGTCAGAAGAGTACATTCGTGTTGCGTTAGCTCTAGAAACTCTTGCTTACCATGACAAAAACTACTTAGACAGTACATTCGCAAAGAGCAATGCTGCTATCAGTGAAGAGATACAGGCTTGCTTGCAGAAGGCTTTAACGATGATGGAGGAAAAACAATGAGAGAAATCCTTTTCAAAGCCAAGCGGCTGGATAATGGAGAGGTGCTATATGCGGACACATGGGTATAAAGGAACAGATGTATATCGCCTGTGGGGGCAGATTGTAACAAGATGTGAAAACCAAAACGCCAAAAGTTACAGATGGTATGGGGCGCGTGGGATTACTATGGATGATACATGGAGAAGCGATCCAAAATCTTTTTGCGACTGGGCGATTGCGCATGGTTATAAAGCAGGGTTAGAGATAGACAGAATTGACGTGGACGGGAATTATACGCCCAATAACTGCCAGTTTGTTACGCATAAAGAAAACTGCGCCCCTAATAAGCGAAGGTTGAGGGCAACAAATAAAACAGGAGAACGGAATATTTGCTTCTCGAAACATGGGAAATTTGAGGCCTATGCTTACATAAATGGAAAGCAAAAATATATCGGTGCTTATCGTACTCTTGCAGACGCAGTAAAGGCAAGGGATATTGCGGAGGGCTCCATCCACGACGGGGAGGGCGGCAATGATTAGACTGCTCCTTTTCCTGGGCATCATCCTGTCCATCGTCAAGGCAAATGGCTGGTTTGTGGTGCCGATGCCTGTCTTGGTTTTCTGCTGGGTAGGAAGCTTCGTTTGCTGGTTGCTTTATTCCTATGCCCTTGGTGTGGGTGAAGGAGCTGCAAAAGAGATGAAAAAGAAAGTCCACGGCGAGGAGGGCGGACAGCATGAGTGGGTGGATTAGCGTCAAGGAGAGGCTGCCGGATGCGCCTGGGCATTATCTCGTTTGCACCAATGTAAACTATTGGCACGGCGGGTGCATGGACAAAAACGAAGAGCATAAATATTGTGAAAGCGGTACGCCAATTGGGTTTTTTGGCACAACAATGAGTGTGCTGGACTGCTATTACGATATTACCGGGGACTGGAACAGGGTCTGTAATTGTCATGTCACCCACTGGATGCCTCTCCCCGACCCGCCGAAGGAGGGATAGCCCTTGAACGAGTTCAAGGAGAGGATTGACGCTCCCCATGGCTAAAGCAAGGGGGACCCGCCGCCCAAATCTCGATGATAGAAGGGATGGAACCATGCATAGAGCGGTTTTTTGTAAATCGTGTGGGAATATGATAGCCACCACGGATGGAAACGAAATCAAAATTCAGCACCGTGGAAGAACCATTCGGGTGCATGGCTCTGCTTCTATCACATGTGAAAATTGCAAGGAGGATACATACATTGACACGAAATGTGTACGCAGACTATGCGGCGACAACGCCACTATGCCTGCCTGCGAGACGGGCGATGCACGATGCGTTTGATATATATGGAAACCCGTCATCACTACATTATGCTGGTGCTGAGGCCCGAAAATTGGTAGAAAAGGCCAGATCCAAGGTCGCCAAGGCCATCAACGCTGAGCCGGACGAGATTTACTTCACCTCTGGGGCAACGGAGGCAAATATTTGGGTGCTTTCAGCATTTAGTACAGTAAAAAGCAATGTAGAGCACAGTTCGATGGAATATGGACGGCGCGGTGGAATTGTCGGACTCGAAAGTGACCATCTAGGAATTGTACCATCCAAACCTGTTATAGACCTGACATTCATTGATACCATGTCGATTCTTTGGGTCAACAACGAGGTCGGGACAGTACAAGACATGAAATCGCTTGCGTCATGGGCGACCAATTCCGCTGATAAGCTATTCCATACCGATGCCACCCAGGCCGTCGGGCATATCTCGGTTGATGTGAGAGAGACGGGTGTAGACCTACTCTCTATGTCAGCTCACAAGTTCGGTGGCCCGAAGGGCATAGGAGCCTTGTTCGTGCGCAGGGGTGTAGATATACTCCCTATGCTCCACGGGGGACACCAAGAGGCAGGAAAGCGGGCAGGGACAGAAAATGTAATTGGTATCGCTGGAATGGGTGCGGCAATTGAGTGGGCAACCAATAACCTGGACAAGAGTGTGCCCTATCTCACTAAACTACGTGACATTCTGATTGACGGCATCCTCTCTATTCTAGGTACGGAACTGACTGGACACCCCACACAGCGTTCTCCATCCATCGCTTCCTTTGTATTCAGGGGTATTGACGGACAAGCCTTGGTACTAGCTCTGGATGAACGGGGCGTATGCGCTTCTTCCGGCTCGGCCTGTTCGGAGGGTCAGGTTGGTGTCTCTCATGTGTTGAAGGCGATGGGGTACACCGAGGAAACCGGACGTGGTTCTCTACGGCTGTCCATTGGATGGGATACCACCGAGGCAGACGTGCGGTACGTCATCCGAGCGGTCAAGGAAAGCGTGGAGGAACTGAGAAAGTAAGGGATTGCAGGGAGGTTATTATATTGAAAATTATTGATAATGCAGATAAGCAGAAAATTTATGAGTCTTTGGCGCGAGAACTTCGATTTATTCGGGAAATGGTTATGAAAATATACTGTGACAAGGACTATCTAAGTTTACTTGGGAAAACCAGAATGAGCGGGCTCTCACGAGCAGAAAACCAAATTTACCGCTGTATCCTGGAGGCAGAAGAGTACTGGGTTAGAGATATGAAATCAGCTGGGACCAGGATTTTTCATGCAGGGTTTCACGATGATATTATCGACAACAAAGTGAAAGAGTCCCGAGAGGGGTTAAAAAACGGATGAAAAAGAACCTACGCCGCCTCTCCATTCTCGTCTCCGCTCAAACCGCTTGGAACCTAAACAAGCTGGCCGAGATATGTGGCTACGGGAACAACGTGGGGAAGGTCGTGGACAAGCTGGTGAGGGAGAAGATGATAGCATTGAAGGGGGATAGGTGTGGTAGCAACCGAGACAATTCTTGATGCTATCCACCTGGAGCGTGCCGACAAGGGCCGAACTACGGCATGTTCGTCGTTCCGGTGGAATGGGAGGGGGGCTGATGGCGAGGCGCAACCGTAACGCATACGCCGCAAAGTGGTCGAAAGAAATGAGAAAAGGTGAGGCGTAATGAGCAGTAATTCAGGAAAGAATAGGTACGTCAGATCAAAGGGCGGCTGAGAATACTTTGATTGGTGCAGGCTTCGGGAAGATGGAACCATGGAATTTGGAAGCGAAGATGGAAACTATGCTGGAGGTACAACATTGAGCGCAGACTTCTATCCTAGTTGCCCAAGTGGCCTATACCCTTCAGACTCAGAAGATAGGGGATATTGGCGCCATGCTAAAAAAGTATTGGAATCTATTCAAAAAGCAAAACCAGATTTCTTTGAGAGAATTATGGAAATGCTAAAGGAAAACGGAGTGCAAATCCCAGAATAACAAAAACGCCCCCGCTTGGCCGTGATGGTCAGGCGGGGGATTCGTCTTTCTTACGAGATTGAAGCGCGTCCCACTCCTTCTGGCGTTCTAGGATATTTGCCGCTGTCCCCCTACCATATAGATACGGATTCAAAAAGTACCTCCCGCGTCCCATGCGGATCAAGTACCCGTTCTCCATCAGATATTTCAACCCGCGTTTCATTGATGCCTCACCGAGGCCGTATGTTTCTCCTATGGAACTCAACGCATCGGATCCAAGAGAGATATAGGGGTCGCTATTGGCATAGGGGAGGCGGGCTGCCAAGGCACTCAAAAGAGTCCTTGTTGAGTGTGGTATTTGCTGCCGGAGCAACGGATTCTGCGCGAACTCTTTCACATATCGCGCACCAGGCTTTACGCTATACATTAGTTTCTTCACCTGGTTCGTCACTTCTCCGGTCTGCTGATCCACGATAATATACTCTTTTTGAACCTTGACTGTTTCTTTTAGTGCCCTGTCGCTCAATAGCCCCTCACCTCCTATATGCATATATACATTCTGTTATTACCAATAGAAAAGTATCAAAATGATACCTATTAAGTATCAAATTGATACTAATAAGGTATCAAAATGATACTTAATTCAAATGGACTGTAATCATTGTGCCACAATGGATTGAACCCGATTTTTGGGCAGCCGCCGCCTCTTTTACGCCGCCTCTTTTATTTTCTATTATAGCATGGTAGTGTCCAGGAGTGCAAGTTGAAGCGCATTACTGAGCCGAGTCATTCTCAATCATAGTACATCTGGCGGTGACAGAAGGCTGATGATAGGGTGGAGGGGGATTGAAGAGGGGGCGGAGTCAGGCGGTGCAGAGTTGTCCTAAGGCTGGGAGAGGCGGGGGAAATGAGAAAGGGGGGGTACTGCATAGTAAAACTGGAAATCCATATTATGGGAATGACTTGGAAACTTACCCCCCATGATTGCTATAAATGATACAGAACTTGCATATAGAAGACGAAAACTTAAACATTCTTTCTAAGAATGTTTAAGTTGTTACCTGTTTTTGCAAGATTACCAGTCAAAAAATGAGTTACGATCTTGCGTAGCTCGTCAATTTGACGAAACATAGGGAAAAATATTTGTTTCAGGTGGGTAGGAGCATGGCCCACGCAACATCTAACCTGAGCGGCCCAAGCGTGTAGACTTCGGTTTTCTCCCTCCCGCGGGCTTGCGGCTAGTCGATAGACCGGGTAATACAGCGAGTAGCGATTCTGAGATGTTGCAATTGCAACGATAAGGGAAGTTGAAGGATATGGAGGCAAACCGCGCCATCTTCCGGGCAGCGGTGGAGCTGTCCCGGTTGAATGAGACGATAGACCCGGTGACAATCCGCTCGAAGGCCGGGGCCGCCGCAAGTCAGGAGTATATGCTAGACCTGATGCAGACGACGCAGACTGCCGCCAATGCGGGGGTATATGCACAGGAGGCCAGAAAAGACTCCATGCGCCGGTCGATCAGGCTGCTTGCGGATAGTATGGAGACCAAAGCGGCAGGATTGGATGAGCCCAGGAGCGTCATAGCGGACGCACATCGGGAATTTGAAGAAATCAAGTCTCCTGGATACAGCCCGGGAGTTGGCCTCCTCTATGGAGGTTCTAGGGGTGTTTTACGAGTACAGGGGTGGAGTTGGGCAGGGCGGCGCACAAGCGGCGGGAAGCTGGCTGGGAGTATAAGGAGACATATCTGCCAACGTTGGATGATCAGGAGGGCGCAAAAAGCCCGCCCCGGTAACCCAGGGCAGGCGGTGATGATATTGTTAGATGCCCCAGCCCTCGGACAGGATCGGGAGCGGGATAAACGGCCCGCCGCGCTGGGTGTGGTCAATGATGCAGGGCACGCCGTCAGCGTTGGCGGTCAGCTCGTAGCAATCAGAGCCTCGGAAAATGTGCTTGCGCCCGTCTCCGGCCTCTGCCGCCTCAAATCCTGCGGGCAGCTCCACGGCAACGCGCCGGGTCCATGTCCGGCTAATCTCCGGGTACTCCTCAAGCGTTACCTCTGCGGGCTTGCCTGTCTGGATCATATCGCCCGTGCGGGTGATATATAGCGTAATAGTCATGTTGTGCCGTCCTTTCCCCCGGCTCTGCCGGGCTCCGTTGTGTTGATTGTATCGCGCCCGATCGGGGCAGTCAAGATTTTTTCGCCGTCTCCCAGATAATCATGATCGGGAGGAGCAAGATAAACAGAATAATCAAGCGGGGGGCACCTCCTCGGCGGCTTTGTTCATTTGAGTTTCCCACCAAGCGGTTTTTTTCTTCCAGTGTTTCCCCCGGCTGCTCCTGCGTTGGAATGTCGCAGATAGCAAGCAACGGGCAGCCAAAACATTTATAATCAAAGTGCTTTTCGCAAATCAATTTGACTGCATTTGAAAACATGTTCATTTCCTCCATTCTCCCGGTGGTCGGGTCAAAAGCGGGTGATTTCCTGTCCATCGCTTGCCACGTCCGGGCGGAATGTTCCCAGGCGGGCCGGGTCGGTAAACAGGTTGTAGCCGTCAATGCCCACAAACTGGGCAACCTCCACGGCGTTCCCGTGGGCGTCTCTGTCGATGTAGCGGCGCAGGGTGTAGGCTCTGCCCTCGTAAATATAGCGCCCGCCGTCCTGGTAGTATTCGCGGGCCTCGGCCAGCGTGGCGGCGGCGATCTCGTCAATGGTCATTGTCAGCCGCCTGGCGGCGTCTCTGTATCGTTTCATTGTGCGACCTCCTCCATGTCAACGCATTTTTGGAGATTGTCGGCCTCCGTGCCTAGATTGAAGATATTACCTAGATAATAGGCCTTTGCCTCCTCGATAGAGGCATTAAGCTGGGTATACAGATAGTCTCCATTGGAAAAGGTGACTTTGTAAGTATTCATTGTGCGGTCCTCTGTACGGAGTTTTGTGGCATTGGAATATAGAGACACCGCCAGACATTAAAACTGATCTACGGGCCTGTAAATGGCCTTTGCGGCGGTTCTGCTTTTTGGGGCGTGATCTCTTTGTTGGTCACGGGCGCAAAAATGCCGCTTGCTGACCGTAGGAGGCCACGCAAGCAGCGGGAAGTTGCTGGGGAGTGTAGGGATATGGGCGGACACGCTGGAGGGACTGGAGGGCAAAAAAACCGCCCCATAGCGGGGCGGGTGGTATCTAAGTTAGCATCCGACGCGGCGGATGCCTCCATCGGAAAAAGAAAAGAGAGCCTACTTAGTAAGCCCTCTCTTCTTGCCGTATTAATATACATATCTATATTTCAATCCGTGGGGCCAGGGTCGAGGCCCACCAGAAAGCTGCGCCTCAGCCTCCCGACGCTTTTATATTACACTTCGCGGCGGCCTTTGTCAACTCCCAGGTCAATAGCGGATTTGAGCAGAGACATAACCTCCCCGATATGCTGGGCAGGGTACTTGCTCCACCAATCATCCGGGATAAGGTCCACCAGCTCGGCACAAGTGTCAGGGTAGGCTCTCCAGCCGCTACACTCTTTTGCTTGTTCAACTTTTAGCGCCGACCGGCGTTCTTCTGCTGTCAGCCCCTCATAGGCTTCGCGGGTGAATACCTCTTTAGCAGTCAGCTTTTTCATGGTTTGCTCTCCCTTCTCCCCTGCGCGGGGCCTCCATTGTGTTGATTGTATCGCGCCCGATCGGGGCAGTCAAGATTTTTTCGCCGTCTCCCAGATCACCATAAATGGAAGAAGGACAATAAACAGGATAATTATGCGAGGGTCACCTCCATTCTCCGGCGGGCGGGTCAAGACCGCGCCGCCCATCGCTCATTTATGAGCCAGTTTTCAAACTCTTCTTCGGTCATTTCCCCGATTTGCTCCCGGTATTTCTGCGCGTCTGCCAACTTATCGAATGTAGCAAGAGTACAACCCACGCCGTCACCCACATAGTCCACGAAAAAGACGGGGGAAATGTCGCCTTTCCACAGCCAAATTGTGGGACGAATTTCTCTTAAGTTGTCCGGGTTATGCGAATAGATATAATCAAGGCTTTTTTCATAAACTGCCGTTCTGTCCATGTAATAGGCCGTAAAAAGTTGATTTATTTTCATTGTGTGGCCCTCCCATATTCCACGGCGTGGGGAAACTGCCGGTTAATGCGCTGCCGGGTGCCGTTGTCCACCCAGCGCCCGCCGATATAATACAGCGTGTGGGCCTGTCCCTCGTGGTCGGTGTAGGCGATTTGATTCTTGCCGGTCTTGATGGCCTCGGCCTTCTGGCGGTTGATTTCTGCGGCCTGGCGCTTCATCTCGTCAAGGATTGTAACCCGGTATACGCAGCCCGTCCAAGTCTGGCAGGTGGTACCATTGCACTCTTTGCCCAGTTTCAGGCAGTCGGCGCACATTCTATTCATTTTTTCCATTGTGTTTTCCTCCTTGTCATGGAGGGCGCCCCCTCCGGCTATTGCTTTCTCCTGCCGGTTGTGTTATACTGGAGGCGGCCAGATGGCAGGCTCTAACCGCCTCCGTTGGGTCTTAGATAGTCGCTTGCTTGTTCAGGGCTGGGCGGCTATCTTTTTTACTGCTTGGGGATGGCCTCTCGGATAATGCGGGCCGCGTCCTGCGCGTCCTTAGCCGTGGCCTCTACCAGCTTCGCCAGGGTTTCAAGATAGGATGCTAACTCGGTCTGGGTCATGCTATCAATCTCCATTTC